TAGCCCGCCGGATTTAGCCGTTTTTTGGGGGGTCTGTGGCCGGATGCCAGAGCCTCATTTAGCGAGTAGGCTAATTAATAAGGCAGGCGAGTTAACGATTTCACAAACGTTAAGTAGGACCCAACGAAATGGCGAGTGCAGAAAAGAGCCTGGTGTTCAAGAACACCAACAAAGAGCTGGACCACGTTCTGTCCAGAGTTTTGACCCACGTACTTGGAATCACCCACGGCGTTATATCGAGGCACAAAGACATCTGGGTGCTGGCGGACGTTGCGGCTCATGGGCAGTACAACCTGCCGAAATCTGTGCAGGCTTACATCCGCATGAAGCTGGAACTCGACGGGCGCGCAGAGGTGGGGCGCACCAGTGAGCGAGGTAAGCAAATACACCAAGCCGCCCGCAAGCTGCAACTGCAAAACGACGTTAGCGAGGGCATCCTCGTCAAACGCAGCGATGCATCCGCAGTTGTGTCCGAGCTTGCTAACGGGATCAGGTCGGGACTTGCGGCTCTGCCCGGAAGACTTGCTAATGTCCTCGCTGGTACTTCGAGCCCCGGCGAATGCAAGGCGCTTTTAGATGCCGAAATTGAGGAGCTACTTAGAGCTATTAACGTTATCGTTTCAAAGAACTTCGTGGAACCCGGCGCAAAGAGAGCTGGGCAGGGTGGCGGCGCGGATACTAAAGCCGACGCCAAACCGAACGCCCGACCAGTGGGCCGACGAAAATCGAATACTCCCCCCCGGAAGCGCCGAGCCCGGAAGGTGGCGAAGTAGTCGCGTCCCACACATGACTCCGATATGTGCTCAGGTTCGCAACCCGCAGGCAACAACTGTGGTAGCTGTGATGGGTAGCCAAATGGCAAAGAGTGAGACCGCGCTCAACGTTATAGGTCAGCAGATTGATGATGATCCAGCGCCGTGCTTATACATCGCCCCCACAAAATCGTTTTGTGAGAAAGTTATCGAGCCGCGTTTGCGCGCCATGCTTAACGACACACCGTCGCTTGCCGCAAAAAAGAAGGGTGGTAAACAAGAGCAGAAAACGCAAAAGGAAATTGCGGGTGTAAAAATTCGCTTGGCGTGGGCGGGTTCTGCCACAGAGATTTCGGGCGACCCGGCGAAGCTTGTTTTTGTTGACGAGTATGATCGGTGCGATGATGACGTCGGCGGCGAGGGCGACGTTAAAGAGCTGGCTGACGCGCGCCACTCGACCTACGCTGGGGGCCAGACCTGGGTTTTCTCAACCCCGACTGACGGCCAGGCCGAAACCGTTGTAGAAGAAAGCAGCGGCTTGGAGTTTTGGGCGCAGCCAACGGACCCCGAAGCTATCCAGTCAAAGACCTGGCAGCTTATGCTACAAGGAACGCGACACCACTGGGCCGTTCCTTGTCCGCACTGCAAAGAGTTTTTTATACCTCGGTTTAAAAACTTGGTGTGGCCAAAAGAAGCTTCAGCAGAGGAATCGCTCTCGTCAGCAACGTTAAGTTGCGGGCAGTGTGGTTCGTTGATCGATCAGATTTACAAAACGAAGATGCACGCGCGCGGTGTGATGGTTGCACCTGGACAACGCATCACCAAGACCGGCAGGGTTTTGGGTCTGGTTAAAGATAACTCTATCGTTTCATTCTGGGTGTCGGGGCTTATGTCACCTTGGAAAACCTGGGGCGACCGGGCGGCTGCGTTTATTCGTGCGCTCAACAGCGGCTCGACAGAGAAGATACAGGCCGTTATTAACACCGGGTTCGGAGAACTTTTCTCCATCGGTGGCGAACGTGTTGACGAAGACGTTGTTAAGCAGTTGCGGCAACCTTACAAGCAAGGTGACGTGCCGGAGGCTTTGAACCATTTGGTTGCCGGTGCGGATATCCAAAAAGAGGGCATCTATTGGAGTGTCAAAGGTTTCGGCGCGGATATGATTAGCGGGCTGATTGACTATGGGTACATCCAAGGAGATACGTCGAAGCTAGAAGTTTTTGACGCCTTGGCTTTGCTGAAGGATCGACACTACCGAGGTCTACCCATCGAGCGTATGTTTATCGACTCGGGTTACAGAACCTCGGCGGTGTACGAGTTTTGCCGCCGCGATGGTATGCGTGAGTGGGCCATGCCATCCAAAGGCCGTGACACAATAGAAGCATCGCCGCTGGTGCGCACTAAGCTCGACGTTGGGCGTAACTCAGGGCGGCGGCTGCGCTCAGGCTTGGCCATCTGGAACTTGTCTACCGACTACTTTAAGCGCTGGCTAACAGATCGGTTTGAGCGTGACCCTTCGATGCCTGGGGCGTTCATGCTCCCCGAAGACGTTGGCCTTGAATACATCAGAGCGCTGCGTTCAGAGACGCGCATGGTGCGGCCTAACGGGCGCCCATCTTGGATAAAGCTGGACCCGTTTAACCACTACTTTGACTGTGAGGTCATGGCCCTGGCGGCCGCGTACTCGCTGAACTTCCAGATGGTTACCGGCGATCAGGCTGACCGTGAACGACACCGCAACAGAGAACGCGAGCAGCGCGACGCGCAGGCGCTAGCCAACGAGGGGGGAGGTAAAAACGACCCCTTTAGAAAAGCTCAGAAGCAAAACAACACCAGCGGCGGAGCGTTTAGAAGCGGTCGTGGCGGTTGGTTCGGGAGACGCTAAACAATGTCGGTGAGCACCAGAACAGAAACACAGATACGCGCAGACCTTGCGATATTTTACAACGCGCGAACTGTCGCGGCCCAAGGTAAGTCGATAACTATTACAACGAGCGCAGGCACGCGCGTTGTGTCAGCGCAGGATTTAACGAGCCTTGAGTCTACAATCCAAAACTTACAGCGCGAACTGGCTGCGTGCTTAGCGCTAGCGGCTGGCTCTACTGTGCAAGGTCAGCACAACTTTGCGCTTGCAAACTTTAACAATGAGTCACAACGATGAGCGCTAAACAAAAAGTGCCGCACAAGATAGCAAAACTTACAGGGTTTGAGCGTGCGTTGATGAAGTTGTCACCACGGATGGCATCAAATCGATACCTTGCACGCATAAATTTGGAGTCGAACAGCCGCGCCTATGAGGCTGTAGAGAAGTCGCGGCTCAGAAAAGAGCAGCAGGACTCCCGCAGCGCGGACCAGATCGGCTCTATAAGTGCTGATAACCTACGCTTTAAGGCTCGATACCTGGACGAAAATCACGACGTTGCCAAGTCGGTTCTGAACACGTTGGTTGCCAACGTTGTTGGCGGAGGCATTTTAACGTTCCCCACCGTGCGCAATGTCGAGGGGGGTATTGATCGAGGTTTTAATGCGGAGCTGATGCGTCTGTTTAGACAGTGGTCTAGGCGGCCTGATGTCACGTGGTCACACACATGGGCGCGCTGTCAGCAACTTGCTGCGCGTTCGTGGTTCCGCGATGGTGAGGCGTTCACACAGATGTTCATGGGTAGCGTTGACGGGTTGGTGCACGGCTCGGCAGTACCGTTCTCAATTGAGCTTATGGAGGCTGACTTTTGCCCGACAAATGTGTTCAGCGATGGCCGCTCTCCAACGATTGCCTCACAAGTAGAGCCTGGAAATACCGTTCGGCAGGGCATTGAGCGTGACTCATTCAAGCGCCCGCAGGCGTACTTTTTTTGGAGGGACTACCCCAGTGAATTACAAACTCAATTTTCGCCGTTCATAATAAATCCGATTAACGTCAGCTTCGCAATCGACAGCGAGAATTTACTCCGGGTTGATGCTAGCCGCGTAGCGCACCTTAAAGTTGCAGATCGTATTGGTCAGACGCGCGGCATTTCAATCTTCGCCAGCGTGTACACGCGGCTTGATGATTTGAAGGATTACGAGGAGAGCGAGCGTATTGCTGCGCGCATTGGCGCGGCGTTTGCGTTGGCCATTACAAAGCCGATTGACAGCGTGGGTAATTCCAGCGGCGCAGACTGGCGAGAAATGGATTTAGCCCCTGGGATAATTGCCGATAACCTAGCCCCCGGTGAGAAGATAGAGACGATAAAGAACGAGCGCCCCACTAACGGCTTTGCCGATTGGCGGCAGGATCAGCTGCGCAGCGTCGCTGGTGGTTCTCGCGCAGGCTACTCGTCGTTGTCTAAAACATACGAAGGCTCCTACAGCTCGCAAAGACAAGAGCTTATGGAGCAGTTTGTAATCTATCGGATGATTCGGGAGGAGTTCGTTGGCGAGTTTGTGGACCCGGTGTGGCGCACGTTTGTCACAATGGCGATTACCTCCGGCGCGCTAGATGCATTTTTGAGTGGGGTGGATCAGTCAACGTTGTTTGATGCTGAGCACGTTGGTCGAGGCGCGCCGTACATCGAGCCGCGTAAAGAAGTTGAAGCGGATGAAAAGAAGGTGCTGGCTGGGTTCAATGCGCGCCACCAGATAATTTTGGAGCGCGGCGGCAACCCGTTAGAGACGCAGGCGTTGATTGAAGCCGAGCGCGAAATGGACGAGGAGGCGGGCTTGGTGTTCTCGTCTACTGCGCAACCCGAGCCAACCGCAGCACCGCCCGGCGACAGCTCGGGCGGTTCAGACAATGAGCCGGTTAATGATCCAGACGCGGACGATGATAGCGATGATGATAGTGAAGGCGACAGCGAGGATGATGATGCTCGCTTAGAGGGTGTTGACATCGGGGAGCGGGGCGAGCCTTTTATCGTTGGTGCGCGCTATGAAGCAAACGATGGAAATGTTTACGTCTACACCAAAGACGGGATGATTCCCGAAGGCAGACAAGTCGCGGCGATATGAAACTTAGCACACTAAAATTCACTCGCATTGACGATAGTGCGCTTGGCGCGCCGCATGTTTTGGCGATTCAGGCCGACGACCCGGCTGTGCTGTCTAGGTTTTTGAAAAACGTACCGGACCTTAAGGGTCTCAAGGGCGACAAGGGGTTGTCTGTAAAGGGCGACCCTGGACGCCGAGGCCGACGCGGCGAGCGTGGCTTGGCCCCGGACCATTTACTCCGAGTGGTGCCTAACGGCTACGAGTTACAGTTCTTTAATCCGCATGGCGACATAGGCAAAGCGATTACCATCGTCAACGGCGGCAAAGGTGACAAAGGTAGAGTAGGCCCGCGCCCACACCACGAAACAAGAAAGGCAGCGGGCGGTTACGAGTTTAGGTTCCAGACGGCTGCCGGTACGTTCGGACCTTGGAACTTAGTTCGACAAGGCGATCAAGGTCCCCCAGGCCCCCGGCCTCGGCATGAGTGGGTTGGCACCAGGTTGCGGTTCGAAAAGCCCGACGGCACCTTTGGCGAGCTTGTTGACTTGCGCGGTCCGGCGGGCTTAGGCGGTGGTGGTGGGCGAGGACGCTCAGCCAACCCCGGCTACTCGTCAATTGTTCTCAACGGCACTAACTTGGAGTTCCGCAGAGCAACGGCAGGACCACTAGGGCCGGATACAGTTGTAGACTTGTCCGCGCTTGCTGGTGGTGGCGGTTCGGTTGTTAGTGTGGTTGGTGGCGCTAACGTATCGGTTGATGCTACCGACGCGGCTAACCCAATAGTTAACCTGGACGGCGCGCTTGTAGGTGTCAGCGTTAACGGCGTCACTCTAACTGACGCGGGTCCGGCGTTTATTTTCCTGAACGCAGCCGGTGCCTACGTTTCGCCACCACCTAGCGGTGGCGACGTGGACATGGTTTTTAGCGGCTCGAACATCGACGTTGATAACAGCGACCCGATCAACCCGGTCGTTAATTTAGATACCGCAGTTGTTGGCATAAGTGTCAACGGTGTAACACTGGTTGGCTCGGGTTCGGCAGCCAACTTTTTGGACGAGACGGGAACCTATTCGCCACCCCCGTTAGACACAACAGCGGCAGATATTTTGTATCTTCGACTAGACACGGCTAACGACCCGTTAACTGGTGAGCTGGTTTCGGAGGACATTGTACCCAGCGCTGGGGCGGATAGATTTTTGGGCTTGGCCGATAACCGCTTTGCCACCTTACATTCACAAAGCCTCAACGCGGTTGAGGATATAGGTACAGGTGGCGGACCGACTACAATTATCGACACTAACAAATCTAACCTTGTAGGTAAGGTACGAAACTCTAGCGTCAGCGGGGCATCGCTAGCTTCCTTGCGCTCTACTGGCTTGGGTAGCTTTGCTAATGGGTTTGCCGCTCAGAATGATGCAAACGCAGCCACTACCAGTCAATCAATAGTATCGTCTACAGGTAATGGTTCGTTTGCGGCTGGTAACAGTAACGCGTCGGCTGGCGGAAACGCCTTGCTACAAGCTGATGGATTTGGCAGCACAACCTTCGGATACAGTGCGGGATTCAATGGCCAAGCCACCATACTCTCTAATGGATTGGGCGCTTTTGCTTCAGGGTTCAGTTTAGCTTTTAGCCCCAACCCAACTATTATCAGCGCCATTGCTAATGGTGCTTTTGCGCAGGGTTCTATAATCACATTTGGTGGTTCTGTAGCTGCGACCATTACTGCCGCGCAGCAAGGATCGTTTGCTCAGGGACAAGCAGGGACCGATGGAATCATAAGAGCAGGCGGTCAAGGTTCTTTTTCACAAGGAACGGCTACAAGCGGAAACATAACAGCCAATGGCCTTGGATCATTCGCTCAAGGGATTGTAGCGGCTGGCACTATCATAGCTTCAGGTAACGGTTCACTGGCCCACGGCTCAGCTACGGGAACAGGATCGATCATTGCTGGTGGGTCTGGCGCGGATGCAGGAGCCTTAGCCGTTGGAAGCGCTGCGGGCTCCGTGATTGCAGCTCTGGCCCCCAATGCGTTCCAATTTGGACCTGGGGTTAACACTGCCTCTGATTCCTTACAGGTTGGAAACTCAGGGGTTCGATTCAAAGGAACGGTTGGTGCCCCCCCAGTTCTTCAAAACGGAGACATTTGGGTCAGTGGGGGGTTTGTCTTTGTCCGCTCGAATGGGACTAGTATACAGATTGCCGGACCTGGGCCGCTAACCAACTAAGGGAAAAGTATGGACAACAACGTTAAGGACTATTTGAATACCTGGATTGAATTCATCGTAGCAAATAGAACCGCCACCAAAGTGCAGTCAACCGATCATTTACAGTTTGTGGCGGATGTAACGAACGCTGAAGGAAATGCATGGTTTGACGCAATTGCGGGGCTCTTTGAAAGTTTGGGGCTTACCAAGGCCTCAACCTACGGCGCGTTAAGGAACAGAGTGGCTAACACCGAAGGCAAGGTATCCCAAAGGCTTTACGCGGCTCTGCTAAAGAACATTATGGCGCTTCCAGAAACCTCGCCGGTAGAGCGCGCTTTGAGAATATTTGGCCGAGAACAGAGGATAGAGGTGTTAGTCGAAAGTATACGTGTGGTTAGAAAATATCGAAGCTCCTTGCCAGAGCCAGAAAAGATAACAGACCTGAACCAAGAGATGCTTATTAGAAGGGCGTTAGGAAAAGGTATTGACGACTTGAATTTAAAGGTGGAGCTTTTAAAAAATAGCCTCCTACAGAAGTTGGTTGCCGATGGGCTAATACCAGATGCGTAGTTTTAACGTAGTAACTGGAATGCCGCGTAGCGGATCAACGTTACTGTGCAACATATTGAACCAGAACGCGGAGGTCTATGCTGGGTCTACAAGCCCGCTGCCGGAATTATTGAGTACGTTCGTTAATATATTTAGCAACAGTTCAGAGATTCAAACGTACTTGATTAGAGACTTCGACAGCACTAACTCTAGGCTTACCAGCATTGTTCGAGCTGTAGTTGAAGAATGGTACAGCGGTGAGGAAAGGTCCGTTTTTGATAAATCTCGCGGCTGGACTTTCAACGCGTTGCTGCTAACAGAACTTTTCCCAAAGGCTAAAATTATTGCGGTGGTTCGGGACTTAAGGAGTATTTTCGGGTCTGTTGAGAAGCAACACCGCAAGACGCCAATTTTTGACACCGCCAGTAACCCGATAGAAAAAACTGTACTAGCCCGAGCGGACAAAATGCTTGGGCCTGATGGCATTATTGGGCAGAGCGCGGTTGGGATGGAGGATGTGATGGCACGCCTTTCTGAGCGCGTCTTTGTTGTTCAGTATGAGGCATTCACGCTCGATCCAAAAGCTAAGCTTTTAGAGCTTTACGACTTTCTAGGGTGCGACCAATTCCAGCACAACTTCGATAACGTTAAGAACACGGCAGAAGATGTTGACGCGCTTTACCTAAACAAATTCCCACACGAAGGCTCTGGCAAAGTGACCAAAGCCGATAGAAACGAATGGAAAAAGTACCTCACCCCAGAGCTGGGCGGAATGATTCACCAGCGTTACCCGCAATACAACGCGCTCTTTGGTTATTGATAAAGGCCCAAACACTATGAACGACGAGAGAACCGAAACTTTGGTTGACGATGAAGCAGGGACAGAAGAAAAGACACAGGAACCAGAGAGTTTGAAGGCAACGCACTTAGCGATTGACATTAGAGTCGTTACGGATTTGCGAAAGCTTTTAGGTGTGAACCACGATTACGACACCGTTGCGCCCTTGATCTACGGGTTAGAGCGCGGCGTGCCTTTGAACCTAGGCGAAAGCAACTAAACCAACTACAAGGTAGACACAATGAAAAGAGGTAAAGGCAAGCCCAGCTCAACGCGAATTAAGGGCACTATATTCCGCTCTGTTGAGCTGGCCCGCGATGCGGTTATCAGCGAGGACGAGCGACTTGTGAGAATTTCCTTCTCAAGCGAGAAACCCGTACTACGGGCCGATTGGTTTGAGAAGCCGTGGGTTGAGGTTCTAGGACACAACGACGGCGAAATGAATACGGCAAGACTGGACGCCGGGGCCACACTTCATTATAACCACTCCCGAAGCCGCGAGGATCGCATCGGCGTTGTGGAATCGGCGACCCTTAAGAACGGACGCGGCGAGGCGATTGTTAGATTCTCTAAGAACGAACGCGTTGACGATATTTGGGATGATGTAAAAGATGGAATCCTAAGAAACGTTAGCGTTGGTTATTCAATTGACGAACGTCAGCTTGTAAAAGATGGCGGAAAGGGAGAGCCGGACGAATTTAGAGTAGTTCGCTGGACACCGCACGAACTTAGCTTTGTAGACATCCCCGCAGACCATACGGTTGGCGTGGGTCGAAACTTAGCTGACGGCACGATGTATCGAAGCGCGGAGGGTAACAATCCCCTATACCGAGTCGAAAGCATCAACAACCCGAACTCTCAACCAGGAATCAACGAAATGAAACTACGAAAATACGAAGGCGAGACCGACGAAGAACTCAAAATTCGGCAAACAGCAGAAGATGCTCGCGTCGCCGCAGAGGAAGCCACGCGCGCCGCCGAGCTAGCTACCCCAACCCCGGCACCGACACCCACACCAGCCGCCCCAACCCCGGCACCGGCAGTTGATGAGGCTGCAATTCGAGCACAAGGCCGAGAGGAAGAACGTGTACGACGTGATGCTATTGGTTCAGCCATTGCACCGTTCCAACGACAGCTCGGCGATGCGTTTGCGACGGTGCGAGATCATTGCATCACTGAAAACCTTGAGCTTGACGCAGCGCGCACTTACATAATGGCGAAGCTTGGCGCAGGGCAAACCCCCGTAGGTGGTGAGGCGCGCAGCAACGCCTCTGTTCAAGAGACTGACGTACAAGCGTTTGCGCGCGGCGCTAACCTGGCTATCCAAATGCGCAGCGGTTTGATTGTGAAAGGTTCCGACGAGGAAAAAGAAGTACAGCGAGACGCCGTTGCGGGTTATTCGCTGTTCGAAATGGCGCGTCGAATGTTGGAGCTTGGCGGAACTGAGAGCGGGCGACTCGGCAAAATGGAACTAGTTGGCCGGGCGTTTACGTCTAGCGACTTTCCTTTGCTGCTGATTGACGCGGCAAACAAGATGATGCTGAAAGGGTTTGAGGAGGCACCGGAGACTTGGCAGATGTGGGCACAAACCGGCAACCTCTCAGACTTTAAAATCGGCAATCGTCCGGGCCTATCAAGTTTTGATGATCTGTCTTTGGTCAGCGAGGATGGTGAGTTTACCTATGGTTCGTACACCGAGCAGGCGGAAACGATACAGCTTGCGACCTATGGTAAGTTGTTTGCGATTACTCGCCAGGCGATCATCAACGACGATCTCAGTGCGTTCACTCAGATACCGGCTAGAATGGGCCGCGCGGCTTCCCGACTAGTGGGTGACCTTGCTTATGGCGTCATAACGGCCAACCCGCTACTTACTGATGGCGTAGCGTTCTTTGCTGCTGGGCACAACAACCTAAACTTAGGTGGTGCGGCGGTAATCAGCGCGGCTTCTGTAGCGGCTTCACGTAACGGTATGGCGCTGCAAACCGACGCAAGCAATTCGGCAACCGGCTTAAACATCCGACCGTCGTACTTGCTCACCCCGCTCGCAATTGAAGATGCGGCAACTGTGCTGATGGCCTCTGAGACTAACCCCATATCTGTGAACTCGCGGGTGCCGAACCCAGTTCGCAACTTGGCGCAGGTTGTAAGCGATCCTCGCTTGGACGCAGACTCTACAACTCGCTGGTACATGGCTGCTTCGCAGGTTTTTGATACTATCGAGGTTGCGTTCCTCGACGGCATCCAAGCACCGACGTTAGAGCAGCAGCAAGGTTGGAGCATCGACGGGACAGAGTTTAAGGTTCGGCTTGATGTAGGTGCCGCACCTATGGAATTCCGCACTTGGCAGCGTAACGACGGCGCATAACAGCGCAGTTGTTAAAAGCGCAGTAGGCCACACCGGCCTACTGCAAACTTAACTAAACGGAGATCGAAAGAAGATGGCTAAAAATCGCGTACAGGACGGAAAGGTTATCCAATACACCAACGCCGGGGCTAACGTCTCTAGTGGCGATGCGGTTGTGATTGGTATTCTTGTCGGCATTGCACTCGTTGACATCGCTACAGGACAAACGGGCAGCGTTGCTATAACGCAGGTTTACAACTTTGCAAAAGCTGACGCTGCCGTTATCGCTCAGGGCGAGACGGTGTTGCTTGACGTATCGGCGGGCGAGGTTGACGATAACGCCGCCGCTGCCGCGTCGGGTGACGTGCTTGGCTGGGGCATTGCGTTTGAAAGCAAGGGCGTAACGGTAGGCGAGACTATTGCGGTCAAGCTCATGCCAAATGCTGATGCGGTTGTAACACCTTAAGGTAGTCGGGGTAGTTTGGTGGCAATTTCCATTGCTGCGGTTGATACCGCCGTTCTTGCGGTGTGGGGTGAAGCAATCACCTACACGCCGTTCGGCGGCTCAGCTACCCCAATTACTGCGCTCTATCAAGAACCCGACGTTCGGCCCGACTCAGTTGCGATTGAGTTTACGACCACCGGGCCTATTGTTTTTGCTCTGCGCTCCGATGTGCCTACGCCTACTAAACAGGACTTGATAACGCGTGACCTCGACGGGCGTACGTTTCAAGTTAAAGATTTTGAACTGGATGAAGGCGCGTTAACCGTGCTTGACCTTGAGGAAATTTAGATATGCGAAACCACCACATTTTGATGCTAGAGCGGGACGCGGACGGCGAGATCGTTGCGGGTCATGAAGTGCCTAACAACGAATGGGCAAGATGCCGCCGCAAGGGTTGGGATTTTGCGACGGCCGAGGAAATTTTGGCGTACCAGCAAATGCAAGTAGACGCGGCGGCAGATAAGGCTGCGAGAATGTCAGACTCGACCCCGGCGAAGGAGGAAAGCAAAACCGACGCAGGAACTATTACCCCAACGAGCGGTGGGTATTACGAGGTGACTGTGGGCGGCATAACCGAAAAAATACAAGGGCGGAATAAGGCCGAAGAATTGTTGGCGGAAATGGAAGCCGCCGCTACCGCCACCGCTTAGGCTGAAGCCGAAACTTAGATATGGATAACCTGTTCTATACCCTTCTCAGCGCGCTTGTTGTTACGATAGCGGCGAACGCTAATATCACGGCTAAAGGCGCTCTGGTTGAGCTGGGAAGAATTAGACCCTATGACGCAACGGAGCTGCCCGCTGTCGCTATTTTCTATGTAGGGGACGGTCCCACAGGTGAGTTTGGGCCGAAGAACACAAACTTCATCGACTGGGATCTACAGGTGGCTATAGAGATTTCGGTGGATGCGGACGCCAACACCGGCCCCGACGCCTTCCAGCGGGACTTACTAAATCTGCGCGCTGACGTTCACCAAGCTTTGATGCTCGTCGCGCCAACGCAGGGCCAACCATTCGTCAGCTTTACCGCACCGCTTGGGGGTGACGAACCAGCTCTGGATGATAGCGGTAGGGTCAAGACAGCCAGCTACCGAACAACCTGGATGTTCCGCATCAGGACTGCTATCTCGGATATGACAACTTAACTAAAGGTTCCGGCCAATGACTGAACAACACACCCGAATTCGTCCGCCCAAAACCGCCAGCAAAGAGCAGCTTAAAAAGCTCGAAGATGGTGCGCTCGCGCGAAAAAAATCACTAGAGAAGGATGCGAAAAGTGGTAACGCTTCTCGGTCTACGAACAACCCGGACGTAGGACGCCCGTCACAGTTGAAGGAATCGACACAACAAAAGGGAGCTGCCAAAGATGTTAGTTAATCGCGAGGTGATCTTACTCAAAACGGAGGTCTCTTATGGCGTGGATTCGGTGCCAACCGCTCTTTTGGATGGGTTGCTTGTGGAAAATATTTCTTGGTCCAACGAGGGCCTAAGAATGAACGAACGCCCGGCTGTGCGCGGTTCCATCGGCATGCTGCAACAAGTATACGGCGGCACCATGCGAACAATGTCGTTTGACGTTGAAATGAAAGGCTCAGGAACCGCAGGCACGGCCCCTGAATTCGCCGCTGCGCTCCGCGCGTGCGCATTGGCGGAGACAATAGTCGCCGCAACTAGCGCAGCTTACCAGCCGGTGAGTAACCCGGCGTCGCATGAATCGGTAACCATTCACTACCAGCAAGACGGCATACGCTACGCTGTATTAGGTTGTCGCGGCAACGTGTCGTTTAACTTCGAGACTGGCGCAGTTGGTAAGATGTCGTTTAATTTTACCGGCCACCTGGTTGGCCCGATTGATGAAGCACTCGCGCCCCCGGTAGTGCTTGCGCTTGTGCCGGTCGCGGTTATCAACTCGGCGTTTACGGTGGGCGGCTTCGCTGCAATTGTTAACGCGGTGACTTTGGACGTATCCAACACGATGGCCTTACCGCCTGATATGGCGGCGGCCGACGGGTTCAACGAAGTGCAGATTACTGCGCGCGACCCTAACGGGTCGTATGACCCTGAAGCGGAGCTGCTTGCAGTTGAAAACCCACACACCGATTTCTCTAACGGGGTTTCCCTAGCGGTATCTATCGGCTCGGTTGGCAGCGTTGCAGGCAATATCTACGATTTCGATATGCCCAGTATCTACTATCGCGATGTTGCCCCCGGCGACCGCGATGGAATTCGTACCTACGACATACCGTTTGGGGCTGCGGAATCCATACCGACAATCGACGACGAGTTTAACCTCGTATTTACCTAGGCAAAACTAAAGGCCCAACTTTATGTCACTAGAACTTACTAAGGGGTTGACGCTCGAATGGTGGACGCCCGCCGGTCACGAAAACGATGATAACCCCGTGGCTTTTCACATACGGCCTTTGACGGGTCCGCAGATGATGATAATGCGCAAGCATTTCAACATAGAAGCGCAGAGCATTGAGCCGGAAGGGTTGTTGCTGGCGTGCAGAGACGGGCTGCGCGGTTGGCGCAACGTTTTAGACGAGAACGGTGATAGCCAGGTATTCCATAGATCGATGATCGACCGCCTACCCCACGACTGGATAGCATTGATAGGCGCGCAGGTGATATCTAACAGCGTTATGACGGAGGCCGCGCAAAAAAACTCATAATCGCAATTGAGGTCAGGGAGCACGGTGCTTCATTCGATTGCGATAAATGTAGCTGTAACCCGATAACTCACAACGCCGGTTGGTTTAAGTGGGTTATTGAAGATGTTGGCGGGGAGCCGTGGCGCTCAAAAGTTTGCCCCCGCTGGGTGGTTACTGAGCGCAGCGCATACTTGCTCAAGCTGCACAAATTTTGGAGCCAGGGAAAGTTAGCGATAGCGGGCGGGGTGATGGATCAACCCAGCGTCTACATAGACGCAATGGAACTGTTGGACGTTCGGCTTAATAAGATAATTTTGGAGCGCGAAAGAGAACGTGCTCGACTAGGAAGCAAACGCGATGGCCAAAGAGTTTCGAAGTAGGATAGTAATAAGCGCTAAGTCAAGCGCCGGAAAAGTATTTGCTTCGACCGCGCGCGCGTCGGCCCGCGTGGTTAAATCTCTAGGTAAAGTCGCCGCCGCTGGTGCGGTTGCTGGTGCTGCAACCTCCGCAGCATTCGCGGTTAGCTCTATTCGCAAAGCGGGTAATTTTCAAACCGCCATAGCCGACCTCTCGGCAATAACCGGCGCAACCGGTAAAGACCTTGAATTTTTGGCGAACCAGGCCAAGGCGTTCGGCGTAGCTTCTCAAGGTGGCGCGGTCGCGTCGGCCGAGGCGTTTAAGCTGGTAGCCAGCGCAAAGCCCGATTTGCTAGAAAACGCGGCGGCTCTGGCCGAAACTACGCGCAACGTTATACTGCTATCCGAGGCTACCGGCAACACCCTGGCATCCTCTGCCAATACGGTGGGCGGCGCGCTCAACCAGTTCGGCGTGGAAGCCGATCAAGCTGCGCGGTTTGTAAACGTCTTGGCGGCGGGCGCTAAATTCGGCTCGTCTGAAGTTACCGACACGGCAGCGGCCTTGAATAAAGCCGGTGTTGCAGCCGCTAGCGCTGGCATCAACTTCGAAACTACAAACGCAGCTATTCAAACCCTGGCGGGCGTTGGCATCAAAGGTGCAGAAGCAGGCACAGCGCTGCGCGGTGTTTTCTTAAAGCTGCAAACCCAGGCCAACGATAAGTTTAACCCAGCCATTGTTGGCGTCAATGAAGCCCTTAAAAACCTAGGAGAGGCAAATCTTGACGCCACGGCAAAGGCTAAGCTGTTCGGCCAAGAGAACTTTGTCGCGGCGACAGCGCTGATTGAAAACCGAGATAAGCTAGCTGGGCTAACCAAGGCGTTAACGGATACATCTGTTGCCAGTGAGCAAGCCGAAAAGAAGCAAGCTACATTTGAAGCGCAGAGCAAGCTTCTCGCCAACACATTTGAAGTGTTGCAAATAGAAGTAGGCGAGAAGTTTTTGCCAACCCTCCTCGAACTTGTAAAAATAACGACACAGATAATAAAAGAGTTTACCGATGAAGCTGAAAAAGCAGACGAGTTAAACGTCTCGTTTATGACACTTGACGAAACTGTCAGAACGATAGTAGCTACTTTCACAAGTGTAAAGACCATACTAGAAATTGTAGGCAAGGCCATTGGTGGTATTGTCGCTGCGTTTGTCACTGCCATAGCGGGAGACTTCGGCCAGGTTGACGATATTTTAAAGGCCGCGTTCGCTGATATCGCTAAGACTGCCGACGAGGGGTTCACTAGCGCCGTTGCTATCATCGCGCGCAAAACCCCGGAAGCAGTCAAGTCTGCGTTGAACACCCCCATAGTTGTGGAAGCCGCAAAAGCGGCAGGGCGGGAGATAGGTACAGCGTTTTTTGAGGGGGTTAATTCACCATCAGCCGCAGCGGCAGAGGAAGCGGTGTCAACTCAGTTGGAGGAGCTGCGTCAACGCGTCGAGAACATACGAACCGGAACGCTTACTGAGGTCGAAGCGGAGAACGAACGCTTTGAACAAATACGCAGCGTTATCTTTCAGGGAAGACTTTCACAAGTAGAGGATGCTGATTTTTTCCGCGACCTCGAAGCGCGCGCCACAGCAGAGCACCTCGACAATCTAAAAAACATCAACGCTAAATCGATAAAGTCAGATAGGGCTTTCTCGGAAAAGACTGCCGTCGGTAAAACTAAATTTGTTCTGGGTACGCTGAGCGATCTAACGGCTGGCAGCGCCCAAGAAAACAAGACGATGTTCAATATCAACAAGGCGGCTGGCATAGGTAACGCAATCGTCTCGACGGCCGTGGGTATAAGCAAAGCGTTAGAGCTGCCGTTCCCCCTGAACTTTGCAATCGCCGCCGTCACTGCCGCAGCGGGCGCGGCACAGGTTTCAGCAATAGCAGGCACACGCTTTGGGGGTGGCACCACGCCAAGCTTTGCAGCCACGCCAACCGTCGGCGGCACCCCGGTTGGCGGGCCAGCAAGCGTTGGCGCGAGCGCGCTAGAGCTGCCAGGGTTGGACGGCGCAACCGGACCGGGCCGCGAGATAAACATAAACATTCAGGGCATACCGGAGTCTGGGGTTATGCCAGCCGAGTCGGTGCGCGATTTGATGCGCTCCATTAACGAGGAACTTGGTGACGGCGCAAACCTCAACGTGTCGGGCGGCTCAAGCGGAGGTACGTAATGGCGATAGTAGTAAATGTTGGCGGCGTTAGCGGTGGCGGCGGCGGTCCTTTAGCTGCGGCGGGCAGCAGCTTCATAGCCTATGACTCATTCTTTCTACGCGCTGACGTTGCTAGTGTGGTCGCTGATAGTGAAGACTTTGGCCAAGCACTGGAGAATGGAACTAGCTGGCCTACCTACGGCGGTGGTTGGCAAACATCGACGCCTGGCGAGCACACCGTGACAGTCGGGTTTGGCAGTACGCGCGAAGCGCGCGGCTATGCAATCCACAAACACAACCTGGCTGACCTTGGGATTACTGTAGAGCTACAATCGTCCCCAGATGCTGCTGTGTGGACTACGATACTGGGCAGCGATCAAATGCCGTCTAACAACAAAACCCTATTCTTTGTTGCGGCCGACGCGTCAAGTGAGAGGTTTTGGCGTTTGCGGTTTACCGGCCACACCGGAGGCACCTTAAGGATTGCCCAATTATTTATAGGCCCGGTGTTTCAAGTACACCAACCCCCCGGCATGGGCTGGACGCCACCTAACCTAGCGCTCAATAACGACTACATACAATCGCGAGCGGACGGCGGTGACTTCTTGGGGCGCTCACTTATTAGACGCGGCGGTAAAACCAACTTTACAATGACGCCGGTCCCCGAGACTTTTGTTAGGAACGTGTGGCTCCCGTTCATGCTCGAAGCTGAACAGCACCCGTTTTACTACTCTTGGAACGCGCAGGGGTTTCCCGGCGAGGTTGCTTATTGTTACGTCGAAGGGAAGATAGACATACCTCGATACGTGACACACTTGCACATGTCTGTACCCCTTAAGTTTATCGCGCTGCAATTGTGAGTTTCGACGACTTTGCAGTTTTGCCTGGCCGCTTGCCCGCGACAATTTTGGAGCTTGATTTAGACTCATGCGAAAACCTTTACGGGTCCGCGCCGTGCGCGGCAACGCTAGCGCGCACAAACATTATAAGGGAGTCTCGAACTTTTGACGTAGGTGCGGTTTGGGCACCCTTCAATAGCGTTGTCAGCCCCAACGCTCAGGTCGCGCCGGATGGCACAACTACTGCGGACGCGCTCACCCCAGACAACTTTGCGATCAGCGAGGTGAAAGAACTAACTCAGCCGTTGAACTTGATCCTCTTAGACTTGGTTAGCTCTTTTGCGGTGGCGTGCTTTTTCAAACAGACGGCGATAAGCCCAACTAACGCGCGCGTCTTCATGCGAACTAATGGCGTTGATGGCGCTTTCGTAGACGTTAACTTAGACAACGGTATGGTGATTGATAGCGGCAATCTAAACACTGGCGCGCCGCTCGTCAGCTCTGCGGTGTCGCAGCCGGGGCTGATAGCCTCGCCCCCACCCGGTTGGTTTCGTGTGATTTTGGTGTTCAAGCTCGCCAGCTTGGTACTTCCGCAGATGCGCTTTGCACTTATCGACAAAGTAACTGGCAACGCAAGCTTTGTAGGTGTACCCGGCGGCGGCTTCTATATGTGGGAAGCGTCAATGCGGCCGGGAGAATCGCCGGGCATCTTCGCCACAACCACTGCCGCTATTTTGGATGGCATGGGTACGGTTGATGATATCTGCTTTAATACTTTTGGTACGTGCCAGGACCCGGCGAACTACGCCAAAGAGGTAAAGACTTACAGGTACATCGATACCATCAGTACACCGATAGAGATTAGCGACGCCTACCCAGCGATATCAGAGAACGGTGTAAAGTTTACACCTACCCGTTTGCAACCAGGGGGGGACTTGAGCATCCGAGGTAAGGTGACTGTTCGCTTGCAGGACTTTACAGACCCCGACGCAGGCGGTCCGAAAGCCGCAAGTGGCAACGTGGTGGATAAGTACAACCGCCTAAGAACGTATGACCCTGAAAGCCGTGGCACACACTTCGGTAAACTTAAAGCTCGCAACGAGTTTTATGTCGGGCGACCGATGCGCGTCCTTGAAGGTTATATGGACGAGCCTTTTAGCCTGGCTAATTTCCGCACGCGTGAGTACATCATAGAAGAAATACGCGGGCCAGGCCCACGCGGTGAAGTTGAGATAGTGGGCAAAGATGTTCTGAGCCTGGCCATCAACACCCGCGCGAAAGCGCCTACACCTAGCGTAGGAACTTTGGCTGCTGCTATGACGGCGGTACAGACAACTCTGACAGTGGGCGCGGGCGAGGGGGTTGCCTACGACGTTGATGTTAACGTGCGTGTTGACGACGAAATAATGACAGTAGCCAGCCGCGCGGCGGACGTGCTAACAGTAACGCGAGGCGACGGCGGCACAACGGCGGAGGAGCATGACGCTGGGCAGGCGGTACAGTCGTGTCTGACCTACGTTGACGAGCCTGTAATAAACGTTATTCAAACCCTGCTAGAAAACTTTTCTAGCGTGCCCCCAGCATTCATACCTTTTGTTGACTGGCAGGCAGAGGAAGCCGCGAGCTTAGCGGGGTATGATGTAACCACCATAATAAGCGAGCCTACTGGGGTCACCCAGTTGCTCAAGGAAATTATGGAAGTGACGTTAATAGACTTGTGGTATGACGATGTTGCTCAGGAGATAAAGCTCAAGTTAGAGACGCCGTTTAGCACGGTTATAGGCACTATCGACGATGAGAGTGTCATACTGCAAAACACGCTTAAGACAAAAGACGATCAAAACCGGCGACTGTCCCGCGTGCTCATTTGGTACGGCATTAGAAATTTTGCACAGGACTTGTCAGAGGCATCCAACTACGGCCTTGCTAACTTCGACATTGAGGCTGACAAAGAAAGCGTTAACAAGTTTAACGACGAGCGTGTAAAAGTTATCTTCTCGCGCTGGTTCGATGCTTCAAATGATACCCAGGTGCAGCTCACCAGTCAGCGATTGTTAGCTCGATTCGGGCGCGTGCCCGTGGAGCTGTCATTCAGCGTGGATGCTAAAGACGTCAATACGTTCAACACTGGCGATGTGATAGACATAAAATCTCGAATCATTCAGGACCCTACCGGAGCAAATAAAGTTGATCGGTTCCAGATCATAGAAAGCCGCCCCCACTTTCCTGCTAGCCAGTACGCATACACTGCGCTGGCATTTTTTATCGACCCTATTTCCCAAGGCCCTCTGGTAATCAACGTCAACCGAACTGACCTCGATTTGTTTGTAGAGTTTGGTGGACCGCCGACTCCGGTGGAAGTCACGGTAACCATTAACGCCGGGGTCATAGTCGATGCATCTAAGGGCAACGCGGCAATCACCACAGGTGCGCTGCACCCAGACAGCATCATAACGATAGTAAACAGCGGCACGATTCGTGGACACTCTGGGGTTGGCGGTGATGGCGGCGACGCTCAGATAACTTGTGTGTCCCTGCCAGAGTTTCCCCCACCCGGTGACCTGCTATTCCTTACCTTCACAGGCGATGGCGACCCCGGCCAGGCGGGCGGTGATGCGGTCAACCAAACTATCGACGAGATGTTTATTGACAACACCGCGCTTGGTAACATCTTTGGCGGCGGCGGTGGTGGCGGTGGTGGCGGCTCGCGAACCTTCCCCCTTGCACCAGGGCGAGCTGCGGGCGGCGGCGGTGGTGGTGGCGGCCGTGGCAGCGACGGCGTGGGCTGTGCAGGCGCAGGCGGCGTGGCCACGTCATTCACTGATTTTGGTTGTCCGGTGCCAGACCTCGCCAACGGCAGCGTAGGCACGGACGGCAGCGAGGTGGGTGCTGGGGCCGGGGGTGCAGGCGGCAGCGCTGGGGGCAACGCGGGTGCGGCGGGTAGTGCTGGCGCAGATTGGGCTGAGGTAGGCACGGTGGGTGTTGCGGCTGGCAGCCTCGGCGGTGCGGGCGGCGTCGGAGGATTTGCGGTTAGGAAGAATGGCGGCACTCTAACGTTTTTAGGCGGTAACAACCCAACTCAAGTTAAGGGCAGTGTGGCGTAATGAAAAAGCATATAGACAACGTTCAGAATTTAGAAGGCGATGCTATCAGCGCCGTCACTGTAACGATAAGGCGAAGCTCTGATAGTTCGCTCGCCTCTATTTTCAGCGATGATTTGGCAATCCCAACCCCGCTAGCCAACCCGTTCACCAACGATAGCGACGGCGAGTTCTTCTTTTTTGCGCCAAACGATGAATACGATATTTTGCTTAGCGGCGCGGCTTCCGAAACACGCGCCAACGTAACTCTGTTCGATCCTGATGATGCGCTTATTCGCGGTCCTATTCTCGTCGGTTCGACGGCCGGACCTACACTGCTAGCTATCGGCCAGGTGATTGTTGCCGACGTATCGGCTAATGCGGTTGTCTTGACGCTCCCCCCCGACCCCGGCGCAAGTGTGCAGAACCCCGACATTGTAGTTCAACACCTTGTAGGTGACATAAGCGCTAACAACGTAACGATACAACGCAATGGCGAACTGATTGGTGGGGTCGCTGCCGATCTGGTAATGAGCATACCCAATGAGTCGGTGCGTTTAATTTGGGCTGGTTCTGCGAACGGCTGGGCGGTGCAGCGCATCGGTGCTTCCGCCCCGGTTGGGGTTACTAGCGGACCCGGAACTTACTACAAGACTGCGGACACAGCCCGCAGCTCAACTATAGCCCCCGCCATCGATACTCATTTGACGACCGGCGCGGGCGGCTTGGACGGTACGGCGCGCTATCGCTTTAAGGCGGTGCTGCAATTCGAGTGTGCGAGCGCCGTGCCGAATATTTTACTGGCCGTGTCTGGCAGCGCTGCGGCAACGTTCGGTATTCACTACATGGGAAATGACGAACACAGCACACCCTTTGGGGAGAATACGGTGGGGGATGCCAGCGACATTATCGGCTCGTCTGCAAACTTCTCTATGGACGGAGTGAACGACTTTATGATTACGATAGAGGGCTTTTGTAGCTTCTCGTCTGGGGGTGCCGCGTCTCGCCAACTGAACATCGCGTGGTCACAAGCAACCTCAGACGCAACCGCCCTGATACTTAAGGAAGGTAGCTGGTTTGAAGTTCTTAAGATTGCGGATATCTAGGCAGTGGAGCTTTGCATCAACCGAGTATCAACCCACGACGTTATAGGCACGTTCGGAACGCTTAAGTGGGACGAGGACTCAGCACCCTTTGCGCTCTGCTGTGAGGACCCTTGGCTCGATAACAAAGCTTGGGTGTCGTGCATACCTGCCGGACGATACTTAGCCCGGCGCGTTGACTCCCCCAGGTTTGGAGACACATTCGAGATTACTAAAGTAGAGGGCCGCACCAATATACTTTTTCACAAAGGCAATACGCACCTCAACACCAACGGGTGTGTTCTTGTTGGTGAGCAGTTTTTGTTTTTAGGCGGCATTCCTGCTATCGGATCGTCTATGTCCGGTTATAGGGAGTTCATGCGTCGCTTGGAAGGCTCTGATAGTTTCAACGTGCGTATTGTTTGGTCTCAATATGAGCGCTAAAACATGGAACGATTACCGCGTAGTCCCACGCATCCTTATAATAAGCTACTACATTTTTTTCGCCTACGCTTGGTTGTGGGTGGTGGGTTGGTTTATGACCTACGAGTTCACTGAGATCGAAAACGAGCTGGTTGCACTAGCGGTTGTCGCGTTCCCTGGTGGCATCTTAACCATACTGACAACGGTCCTTGGCACACTGACCAACAACTACTTTAGAACGGGCAACGGAAACGGCAAGAGTACGTGACGGACGAAGGTAAGCATCGCTGGTGGTCCGACTACACCGCTGCGCTGCAGGCGTTTGGGGCCACACTCGCGGTGCTCGCTGGGTTAATGGCCTGGCTGGTGAATTACCATGATGTTTATGCCGACGCCAGATATGTGCTAAAGGGTGAGCTGCGCGCCACTATAGAAGCGCTTGGTGAAACCTTAGACGCACGCGCTGCTGCCGAACATCGTAGCGTTGTAGAGGAACGCATAGTAGATTTGGAAGATGATATTATTTGGTTCAGCGAGAACGGCGCAGCGCCGAGTGCATTGCGCCGATGCCGAAAATTAACCAGGGCCGTGCGTGAATGGAATGACATCGCCAAGCCCGAAATGTGGCAATCCGATAGGGTTGTTCAAAGGGTGTGTGACCAATGAGCGCAATTTTAGCGTGGCTTAACAGGGCAGCCGGGCTGGTGCCGCCAATGGTCTATGCGGCAGTTGTCGCCGCTCTGGGCACGTGGTCAATCTCTCAGGCGTGGCGGTTAGACAGCGCTAGGCTGGAACTCCGCGAGGCCCACGCGTCTGTTGCACGCGCCAAAAATGTTAACGACGATAACAAGCATCTAATTGCAGGGTTCGTCGAGTCTAATGCAGCGTGTTTCGCCGGACGCCGAGCGGACGCAGATAAATTTACAGTGGCTAGGGCACAGTGGGGGATGCAGCGCATTGCCTTAAACGCCACAGCCTTAGAGGTTAGAACAAATGAGATTGAAGTTTACAGGGACCCAACTTGCTCTGAGCTGGCGCGCGTTGACGTTAGCCTTGCTTGTCCCGATCTGGCTCGGGGGTTGCGCGAGCGCTCCGACCGTCTTAACAAAATACGTGACCGTTACGAAAGAAGTGCCGGTACGGGTGTTGGTGCCGCCCAACTTGTTGACGCATCCGGCGAGGTGCGAGTTCCCGCCGGGGGATAAAATCTATATGTTCGACCTCGACGAGTTTATTTCTTGCGTAGTTGATTCTCTGATTATCTACTACGAACAGATTGAGCGGATCAAAGAAACTCAGGTGGCCCCTATACTCTAATGAACATGGTCGTTGACGATACCTTTAGAGCAGCGTGGGTTCCTGCCGCACAGGCATTCTCAGTGTCGGCAGATGGCAGCACGTCAGTGGCAACGGCGCGCATCGGGGGGCTGCCCAGTGACGGCGGCGTGATTGTTGGCGGACTACCCCCCTACTTTATCGGCTCGGTGGCATTCTTTCCCAGCGCGCCGGTGGTCGGGCTGACGCTCACACAAACCACCTCGCTTATTTTCGGCGACACAGTTGCGATAACATCAGCACCCGCCACCGTTGGCGGCAACTACGTGGGCACTATTAGGGCCGTTGTGCTGGACAGCTCCGCCCCCAACAAGGCAATCACAGTAGACTTGCCCTTTACGGTTAGCGTTGCAATCCAGAACACCTTCGCCAGCACGCTGTTGAATTTAATGGTGTCCCACTACTGGGCGATGGACGAGACCAGCGGGGTGACGCTTGCGGACACGGGCGTCGGTGGTGGTCTGGACCTTACACTCACCGCAGCGGACAACTTCTACCACCGGGCTTGGCTGCCAGGTCCTCGCGCCGACCCGCCGGTTTACGGCCTATGGAAGTACAACAGCACGCTGCCCCGCCCGCAGTTCGCGGGGGGCGACCCCGTAGCGGGGTATGCCACTGGCTGTGTCGGTTGTTGGTTTATGCTCAGCAGCGCTAACGGCGTTAAGAATGCGCTGGTGCTGCAAAGCTATTCTAATAGTTTCGAGCTTAAGCACGGCATAACTATAACCGCAGACCTTCGAATTCGGTTTGAAGTCAAAGGCAGCTTCGGAAATGATATTCTAGTTCAGACTGCCGCTAATTTTGTAGACCTCGGCGTGCCGTACTACGTGCATTGCGAGCAAGTAGGTGACGGCGGGGGGCTGGACCTTTACGTGAACGGGGTAGACCTCGGGCTGGTTACTCAAGTTAGTGGGGGGTTGTCCATAGATGGCTATGTGGATACGTTCATAAGCGCGGGCGCTGGGCCTCACGCGCCAACGCAACTAAGTGTTGGGTCCAACGGCCCCGGAGGCTCAGAAGGCACTTTTATCGGAGTGATTGGCGCGCCGTACATGGGTCGCAATGTGACCTTTGGCCCGGTCAACGTTCTGTCTCTTTTCAACAACGCCCAGCCCAACCTTCCAGCCAGCGATTTCCACGAGTTTGTTCAGGATTTGGGGTATGCCGATAAGAGTTTGATCGGGTTTCACGGAGGCTCGTATGTTGGCAACAATTCCCAAGGCGTTAACATGGCTGCGTTTACCCGAAACGTCACCTTCAACGCCGCTGGAGCCACCGCCCCCAGTGCGCAGAATGTGCTGGACAACGCAGGCGTTGGGTTACAGGTTGCGTCTCGGTACGACATGTACAAACAAGTCTATGGCACCAACAGCCCCACTTATTTTACAGTCGCGCCCATTAACTGGGAGCCCACCGCTGGGCGCACCGCTGGCACGGTAATAGCGACTGTGACAGTCAATGCGGTGCCTACCGGCATTATCAAAACCATATGGACCTTTGGGGCCAACCCAGCGAACAGCCTTGAGCTGGGCGTTGTGGGGACCGCCTCGGGGTGGGTCCTGTACTTCTTAGCCCGCTTAGGTGGGGGTGGGCTAATCTACGAGGTAAGGTCGAGCGTTATCGAAGACAACTCCGGGCCGAACTTCGGCCAGCTCGCGGTGGTGCAGGACGGGGTGAGCCCGCGCCTGTACTGGAACGGCATCGACGTGACCGGCGTGCCTAGCACCAGCACTACCCCGACAATCTGGGTGCCATCTTTCGGCGCGAGTTCTAGGTGGGGGGGTGAGGCGGCCAGCGCATCGACAAATAATTGGCAGCCTGGACACCTTCACCAGATGCAGGAATTCATAAAGGCCCTCACCCCCGCGCAGGTCCTCGGCAACTACAACGCTGCTATCGGCGTGCTTTAGATCGACTATGGTCCCCCGCTCTGAAGTTGAGCGTGCTGGTTTTGGTTGGGTCCTTTCCAGCGCACACCGCTTAACCGGAGCGGGGGGCCTCCATCACCCCCACCCGGATCGCAGGGTTTCCAGGCAGCGCTGGTAGTCCCGCGTCTCGTCCTCGGTGGGCTCAGTTCCGGCGAGCATTAGGGCGTGGTCCACACACATCCGCATGGACCCCCTTCGGTGGGGGAACGGGTAGGCGCAGCAGCGGCAGATGTGTTGCTTGGCCCTGGCCCGCTTGGTGATAGCGTCAATACTGGTGACATCGAGCGACCCGCAGGTGGTGCACTTGGTTGAGCTTTCCCGTTTGTAGGCCAACGGGTGCCGCTTGAGCGTGTACCGCGCCGAGCAGTCAGAGCCGTATCTGCGGCGGTGTGACCGGCGGCAGGCGTTGCAGCGCATTACATGGCGCTTGTAGGTTCTGCTGACCACTAGACAGGCCCCCCGCCCACGCCAAGCGCCCGTTTGGTGGGACCAAATGGCGGGGTTTGGGGGTCCGATGGGGAAGGGTTGGCCTCGCGCCCTGTAGGGGGGCTCTCAGGAGCGCACACGGCGGGCTAGTTTCCGCCTGGCGACATATCGACCCTGACCAATATCGACCGCATGTAGATGGTTTGGAGGCAAACGCCATGGCGCTGTGCGATGGTCCTGTAATATAGGGGCTCGACCTCTGCGAGTAGGGCCTGACGCCGCGCAAGGTCTGGCAGCGCGACGGCGTGTTTCGGCTTTCTCAGCACCACCGACCCGTTCTTGCGCAGCTCAAGCGCCATTTTGTAGCACCTATCCAGGCACACCCCGCAGCGCGCCGCTATCTTCCGCATGGTGAACTGATGCAGCTCAGCCTTAACTTCAAAACCGCGCTGAACGTCGGCGTCGATTGACGCTAACGCTTCGGGCGTTAGGTGCTTAGTCATACCAGCGCATCCTCGATCGAGATCGTCCAATCAGGAATAGAACGCAAAGCATTCTTGCCGTTTTGGCATGACGGCCAGGCTCAAGCTGCGACTTTTAAGTGCCCGGCTTTTATCGCACGCATGATGCGGTCGCGGGCGTAATCGAAACTGCAGCCCCGCTTTTTGATAAAGGCGTTAGCTACCGACTCTAGCGACGCTCGCTTACCCTTGCGCACGCAGCTTTGGACTATGGCGTGGATGCTCCCCTCGATGGGCGGAGCTGCACCAGAGTCGCGTTCCAGCATGACATCGTTACGCAACCTCAGCCGCGTTCGCTTCTCAGCTTCCGGTGCAGCTTTGGCCTTGGCTGGGCTCTTCTTTTTGGGGGTTGCGCCTTTGGCCTTCGCTTTGGTTTTTGCGGCTGGGCGTTTTTTAGTCTTAGCTTTTGCGGTCATGGTATTAGGTCCTTTACGTTTGCGATTACGCTCTAACAATGCTTGATAGAGCCTCTTTTGGTTGCTCCCCTTAACGCTAAGGTTTGCAACAACGTCTTCGTCAACCGTATTACGGGCGACTAGGTAGTGAACAAATACACGAAAACGTTGGCCTTGTCGCCACACACGTTTAATGAATTGGTCGTGATTCTCGAAATTCCAGCCTATCGAGTAGAAGCAAATGCACGCCTCTGGGCCTTGTAGGTTGAGGCCGTGCGCAATCGAATCGGGTTGGCCCAGTAGGGCAACCAGCTCCCCCCGGTTCCACATATCTATAGATTCATCGGCTTCCGCGTCGCTGGTACCACCACCGATAGCGCGCATCCAGGGGAAGTGCTTTTGAATACGTTGGCGTTCGTGGTCAAACTCATAAGCGATCAGTAGCGGCGTGCCCTGTAAATCGTCTATCAACTCGTCTAGCTCGTCTATTTTTTCGTTGTCTAGCTCTTGCCAGGGCCGGTTTTTCCGAGGCTCAGCTTCGAGCTTAGGTCGGGTATAGATAGCGCCGCCCGTTATCTGCCGCAGCTTTCCACCAGCAACGCCTTTGTTCGGCGCGACAATAATCCCAGCGTCGAGCACCGCCATAAATTCCTCTTCGATATCGTCATAGACGTTGCGCGCGGGCTCACCTAGTTCGATTTCATGGGTGATTTTAACCAGCGGGGGCAGGTCCAACTCCTCCTCCCCATAGTGCAGCCACACATCGCTAATGATTCCCGCGATCTCTTTGGCCGACGCGTCGCCGCCATCGTGGGTGCCGTCAGCAAGCTGCTGCCGCTGTAGCCGCCAGTCGTGGCCGTCGAACCCGCTGGGGTAGAACCAACGGTTGCGAAACTGGGTAATGAAGCGCCCCAGCCTTTTGCCCAGGTCGAGGACATAAGTGGGCATGAAAAGGTCCATTTCGCTGTTGGGTTGCAGCGATCCGGTTAGGCAATAGCGCCGCTTAAATTCGTGAAGGTGCAGGCGTAACAACTTGGAGCGTTTGGGGGACCACCCCTTTATCTTGCTAGATTCATCACACACTAGCATATCGAACTGCGCGTAAATCTTTGGTGACTGAGCATATAACCAGAACAAGCTTTCGTAGGTCATTAGGTAGACGTCATGATCTTCTTGCAACAGCCGAAGTTTCTTTTTTGGGGTGCCGTGAACCACAGCCGCGTCCAGGTCTATACCCCATTTTGCAATCTCGTCGGGCCATACTTTGCGGATGATTCGGCGCTTAGCCAGCAGCAAAGTTTTTCGCACTTCGCCCTCGTCTTTCAGTATAGATATAGCCAGCAACGCTATTAAGGTTTTGCCTAGGCCGGGGGCTAGCGCCAGGCCGCATGACGCTTTTGTGAGCATCCAGTAGAGTGAAGTCAGCACATATTTTTTATTGTTGAAGGCGTCTTTGCTCTTGGAAATTTTCGATAGCGCCAACTTTCGTGTCGCAGCTAACATAGGCAAAGCCCCAACTCTGGAAGACGTGACCCCAGTAGCGTTGTAGCTTTTGTCCGCGCCGTTTTTTCGGGGCGTCGGGGCGCTTGAACTCTATAAAAAGCACAAACTTTCCTGGGCCAATGATAAGTCGGTCGGGCAGACCGGCCAGCTTTAAAAGCTTGATGCATAGATAGTCCGGGTACTCTGATTTGATGTGTGCAGTGAACGGGCGCTCAACGTCACGCTCTAAAGTATTTCGTATCACAAGGCACGGATAATGTACGCTTCACCCGGTTCGCACGCTAGATGCAACCGTTGTCCTCGTTTGATTTGTGCGTAGATCATTCTTCAAAGTCGCGAGAGCAGACGCGAGTTCTGGTGTCGTTAAACACCAGGAGCCAAAAACGCCATCTATACCAGTCTCGCCTAACCCTGTTTTTAAAGTGAGCGCGGCAAAAGACGCTGAACAAGTCGTAGCACTCTATATAACCACCATAATCTCGCATTAGCTGGTTACCCCTTTCCACTCGTTACAGTCACCATACTCGCCGTTGCCTAGCAGCTTATCACTGCGGAACGGGCACCACTTGCAAGCATCAGAGCTTGGCGTCTTTGGAAACAACCGGCCCCCCAACATAGGTTTGATGCGCTTGATCCAGTCTCGCTTCATTGATTTTAGGTCCTTAAGCAGAAACGTCATGGGTAAGGTGTCGCCGCTGTCCCAATACCAGAACTCAACGTCCACCGCATCATACTCCGCTTGGTGGCGCTCAAGCGCTAACATGCCGTATATCTCCGCTTGCATTTGATGCTTGTCTGTTCTCATTGCTCCAGACTTACCGTCTATAACGGTAAGGGTGTCGCTGAGAACAGCGATATCGAGCTTAGCGCGCAGCCACGCCTTATCGAAGTCGTCCGAGGCGCAAGGTAACCAGTTGGCGTCAATGGTGTAGTCAACCTCTGCAACTGCGCCCAGCTCTCTGATTGCTTTGTACTCACCAGCAAACGTTAACAGCTCTTTGGGCACACGCTTAATCTCCCCCTCGATGTAGCTCTGCGATAGTAGGTGCAGCTTATTGCCCCGATCAAAAGCGGGGTTGTCAAAGCGCGGCAGTACGACTTTGGCTATGTGCTTAAGCGCGTAGCGGTAGGGGCATAGGTAGAAATCCTCGTAGCGTGAATAGCTCCAAAACTGTGGTATTTTATTGAAGGCACGACGTTGAGGTTTGGCTTTGCCTTTGCCGTCTTTCGGGGCGAACTTTGATCTGGGCATGGGGTTGGGTCCTGTTATGAGTTTGCTATTTTACGTTGCTCAAGCAGCCAAACCGTTAAACGGTTAGATGCTTCGCTGTTGTTGTGCTTGTCGGGGTGAGTGAGCCTTATGAGGGCGTCTATCTCTTTGTTAAACTCGTTACGAAACCTATCCACCCCCAAACCTGGCCCGCCTAAGAACGCGCTTTCCGGTTGGCCGTTGCGCCCCTTCCAGGTGCCATCATCTATCTTGGACTGACGCCAGCAAGCAAAGCATTCGAGAGCCCATTTCTTTTCTGGGTCTACTTTAAACTCCTCCCCACAGCTTGTGCAGTCACGAAAATACGCCACTACGTCGGGTCCTTAAACGGTTTGAGCTGCGCCCACGACTTACCAGACCACGCGCCGTCTGTAGGTAGTGACACGTCTAGTTGTAAATCCTCCATCGCTTCGCGCATCAGCGACATTTCTTTTCGCCAGTTGCCGCGCGCCGAGTTAACCACCATTTGATCGTAGACCTGTAACCTGATATCCAACCCGGCGGCATCGACTTGCAGCATCGCTTGCTTGGTGAGGTCCGCAGCGCTGCCCTGGATTAGAAGGTTGAGCATCTTGTAGTCAAAATCCATCCAACGCCGGTGCTGTCTGGAATACTGCGGGGGCTCGCAGGTGTACAGCCGCCCGCCGTAGGTTCGCATTGGTACGTTTTGCTTGACCATCGCTTTAAGCTCTGAGCTTAGGTCAGCCACCCCCGGCATGGCATCCATGTATACCGACTTCATTTTTCTGGCGGTGTCTCGATCTGTGCCAAGCGCTTCTGCCAGAGCGTCTACACCGCCACCGTAAATAACCATGAACGCAATGATTTTAACGGCCTTGTGGGGTAGGTCTATACCAACGATGTCTAGTATCAATCCGCGTACCATGTGATGCACGTTCATTTTTGGGTTGGCTAACATCGCATCCATTAACGCGCCGTTCTCGTAGTGCGCCAGCACGCGCATTTCTTGTTGGGCATAGTCACGGTCGATAAAGACGCAACCCTTATCTGGCACGATGTAGTCCCGCATCCCCAGGAACTCAAGGTTGTACTCGGTAAGTAGAAGACTAGCCAACGCCATCAGCACGTCACGATTTTTCGACTCGCTAACGTCAACGGGTATGTTGTTAAAGTTTGGCTTAGAGACCGACGGCCGCCCGGTTTTTGTGCCCCGCGTTCCACGTCCGCCATGCTCGTCGGTGGTGCGTATCAGATTGAACGTGGGGTGTATGCGGCCGTTGCCCGCAGTCCCGGCGTCTATCCACGCGCTAAAAAATGTGTTGCAGTAGGTGTCTATCACCGAGTGCATACCCATATCTAGCATCAGTCGCTTGTCTTTGCATATGGGTATAAGATTTTGTAGCGACGTTGATCGCTGCCCTTTTGGGTGTGTGTCGCTGGGTTGCGTGTAAATCCAGCGCGTCGGGTCTATTTTGCCGGATGCTTCTAGTGCGTCAGCGACCTGCTTAGAGCTGTTGAGGTTAAACACACCTTTCGGCAGCGTGGCCTCAAGCTTCTTTGTTATTTTTAGACGGCTTTTTATGCGGCCGTTGAGTTTGGTACGCAGGTTTTCGAATTTCGGCAGGTCACGCTTGAGGCGCGTTTGCGCAGTGAGTAGGCCGCTACGCTCCATCTTCAGCTTAATGCGTATCAGCTTTAGCTCGCGCGCATAGGCATCGAGCATCCCCATTTGTTTTATTAGGGGGTGCAGCAGCTTGAACAGCTTCAGCGTTCTGATGGTATCGCCTTTGGCGTAACGACCCACCAGCTTGCCCGGCGCTTGCGCTATGTACGCCCCCCAGTTAGAGGCCGTGAGCTTCTTACCTAACGGTGGCGTAACGTTCGCCATGATCCACAACCGCAGCGCCGCTTGCTCGTCGGGGGGCATATCCAGCCAGGTATCGGCTAAACGCTTGAGCGCTAAGCTTTCCTCACGCGGGTTGTTTAGGTAGGCAAGCAGTTCAGTGTCGTGGTACTCAGTCTTGCCGATGATAGGCAGGCCCAGGTGTACCTCCCCCACGTCATGATCGAAAGCTAAGTTGTGACAGATTATGGCGTGGCTTTTTATAAAGGCGCGGATGTCTTTGGTGGCTCTGGCGCGGGTGGTGTTGTTGTTAAGGGGGTGCCCCCACGCGAGGTAGATCGGCTTGCCGCCCTCGGGGTAGAGGGAGCAGCCGACTGGCGCGGGTGGGTAGGCCGGTCGATTTTCAATGCTTTGGGTTTCGTAGTCTAGGGCTGCCAGTCTCATGTTGTTAGTGCCATACACCGAAGACCTTAGTTTGTAGTTTTAAACAGCGACCGCAAAAGCGTGTGAACGGTACACGCCGGCCGTCCTCTTGCAGCGCGTAACGATACCGCCAATCGTGCCCACCTAGCTTACAGCGTACCCTGTTGGGTCCTGTTGGGGGGCTCACGCGCGCGGCACTCTTGGCGTGCGTCCCTTTCTATTACGCGCGGAGCATGATCTGCAAATAATAGAACGCGCGTCTGAGCGCATCGGACGCATCCGCGCACGCCCGCAAACAGTGCAGACAACGCGCTCCTTAACCCCGTAGTCGGTCAATGTGTGACACCCCCGCGAGACTGCGCGGCTATCAGTTCAAAGGCGAATTCTTCCAGCTCTGCCTGTACATCGCTTAGGCGTTTCATATCCGCGTCGGTGGGCTCTGTGCCGGGGTCGAGGGACAGCAAAATATTTTCCAGAAGCAAAACCGCCCCCGCATAGAACGCCTTTTTAGTCTCACGTATTTGCCTCGGTCCCGCGTCGGGGTGCAGAACATGGCGCTTGTAAGATCGCCATCCGGCGTTAACTAGGTAGGCGTTAACGCTCACAACGCCTCACCTTGCCGCTCGTTCCGCTTAAGCTTTTCTAAGCGCACTACCAGTCTTTCAAAGTGTAAGAGGTTGTCTTGTGTTTGCGAATTTGCGCGCGTGAGGACATCCTGTAAATCCCCTATGTTGCTGCGCATACTATCGGCAGCAGAACTAAACTCACTCGCAGCATGGCGCGCATCATCTGCGCCTATAAGGTAGACGTACTCAGCCATCACAAACCGCCAATAGCTCTATACGCTCGCGGGCATTGCGCAACTTGCAGTAGCGGGCGTGGATTCGAATTAAAAAGTGCTTGCGCTTAGAGAATTGCACTTCTACGTTGAGCGCCGTGCGTAACTCGTCCTCGTCCATGCTCGGCGTGTGCCGGTTGAGCAGGTCCCAAGATTGTAGCGCTTCATTGACTATGTTCTCCCGCATCCCTCCCCCGTTAGCTGAACTTCGACCGCTTAGCCCGGACCTTGGCCTTTGGGGCGGCCTTTGCTTTGGCTTTGGCCTTGGCTTTAGATTTAGCCTTGGGTGCGGCTTTGGCCTTGGCTTTAGATTTAGCCTTGGGTGCGGCTTTGCGTTTTGCTGTTGCGCGCTTTTTCGGCTCTGGGTTATTAGCCTCATAACTTGAGAAGTCGGGGTATTGCATCACCGCCTCACTAAACACGCTGTCCATGTCCATGATGCTGCCGAGCAGCAGCGCGTCGGTGTGTTGCTCAACAGCATCGGTGTCGGGCAGCAGCAGCTTGAAGGTTGCTTCGACGTCACTGTTGTCAAAGTAGAACGTTGTCTTCACCCCCCAAACTGGCAGGTCCAGCTTTACCGCAAGCGCTTGAACGTACTCGTTCCACGGCTTTATTGACGTTGGGGGTAGGGTTAGGTAGGCGGTCTCGACGTCACGGGCATCCTTTGTATCGTCTGGTATAACTACGAGCCGGTACTGGTTCTTACACGCCTTGCCGCGTCCGATTTCGGCAGAGCCAAAAGCATTTTTCGAGCAGCCGTCACAGTAATGGCTTTGTCGGTTCGGAGACTCCTTTGACGGTTGCATGCCATCGCCGTCGTGCGATAGCGCAATGCAATCTGGAGCCTGTATGTTTGCGCTGTCGAAGTCGGCTGAGTAGTAGGCGTTCTGCTGAGCAAAATCGACAACGGTGCAGGTGAACCGATCTCCTATAAGCTGCCCCTTGAACGTAAACCGCTCGTTTCGAGTGCCGATTACATTGCCGCCCGTGGTGACAAGCCGTGCGCGCCCCCCCTCAGCGCTAACTTTCATACGCGCTTTGATGTCCTTCATGGAGATCGGTAGGTTCTTTTTAGGCATGGTTTTATTTGCTCCGGGTTAATCTGATTGTGGTTTTTTCGAACGTCTCAACGCCCGGTATGGGCTTGCCGTCAGACTCTACTCGCTCTAGCCAAGCGGCTTTGTTTACTCGACCCTGGAATAGTTCAAACGCTTTTTTGCGCAGCACGTAACGTTCGAACGCAGATCGATCTGTAAGGCTGGGGGATTTGGTGGTGGTGAGTGCAATGCGCGCCAAGCCGGTGGCACCGCTCGCGCCGCGTAGCTCGTCTTTAGTAAACGCGTCTTGCAGCTCATTAGATAAAGCTTCCCTTATCTTTTTTACTGCTGACAAGTGCGCCTCTACCTTCTTTACCTCGAAGTCGGCCACGTCGTATGCGTCTACCATTCGCCCTATCGACTTGCGCCTCTTTGGTTTTGGCGACTTTGCCACGGCTGCGCGTTTTTTTGCGGCGCGCTTTTTTGGCGGGGCGATCTTCCGCTTGACGACCTTTTTCGATGGCGCTTTCTTTTTGGCTCTGGGCATAGGTAAGGTTCTCGTTGAGTAACTCGTTAAGTGTATGCGGCAGCTTCCCCAGCCATGCCAGCACGCGCCGCCACTCCTGGGGACTGTGACCACCGGGTGCAACGGTGTCGTAGATAAGCATCGAGGCGTCAGTATCGTCTGCGGCCACAAGACGCCGAACCAGGCGGTGCCCGTGCTTTTCGGCTATGGTCGGTTCTCTATACAGGCGTGTTGCGCTCCGCCGGGGGGACCATGGCCACCTTTTTAACCGTGAAAAGAGTGTCGCGCAAAACCGACGCAACTACGTTTGGGTCGGCACTATAGTTTCTAATGAGCACGCCAACTTGCACGGACAAAATTGCAAGCATTTCAGCGTAACTCGCCCCAAGGTCTTCGCTCATGTGACGAAGGTACCTAAGATTATCCAACCGGACAGACTCCATTTGTCGATCTGATAACCCCTGGGGCTTTACTCTTTTCAAAGGGCCGCCATAGCTACTAGGCCCGTCGCTGCCAGCGCCACGGCTATGAGCGCCGCGCCGAGTATCCACATTAGCTTATAGCGCGGCGCTCGCCCGCTGGCGTCGGCAGGGTTGTCCCCAAAGCGGCGGCTCATACGTGCCCCGGTTGAATTTTGTTTATGCGGTCCTTCCACGCCGCCCCCTTCCGCTGCTGCCGCGCATCAACGCCAAGCGCGTGCCGCAAAACTCGCTGGTGGAAAAACCATTCTCGGGGGCGCTCTCTGAATATGATGGACCCGAAGATAACGTTAAACAGCACGTCAGCCGCCCCCACAGCGATCATGGTCAGCGTCATGGGTATGGCTACCAACCAACCAAAGTTCACGTCGGCCGCTTGCCGATCTCTGTACAGGGTGGTTGCGAACAAGCCAACGACGAGACCGAACCAGGCGAACAGGATAAGGGTAGCGACAAAGAAAAGGGTGTAGAGCATTTTGGTATGCCTCGGTTGTTGAGTGTGTTGCTGCTAGGCACCGGGGCCTAGTAGCTCGTCTAGGAGCATAGAGCGTATCACCCGCCGCTCTGCGGTGGTTGCGCTTAGGTATTCAAGCCGGATGGGGGCAACGCAGTCGCGCCAGGCTCGCAGCTTCTCCGTTTTTAACCGTGCGTACGCCGCCTTTTGGTGTTTTTGTTTTCTTGCGGCGGCGTCAAGTAACGACCATAGGGTTATCATTGGCGTCAAACTGGCTTCGAGTGCTGGGCTAATCAACTGTGCGTCGAAAGTCGAAAAGTACGCGGCACCTTCGTCTGTGCACTCGCCCGCGTAAACGCGGCCCAATATAAAGCTTGCATATTTGGGTTTGTACAACCAGCGATACTTGTCGAGCTGTTCAACGTAGTTTTTTTCGCCGACCTCGCTGAACAAATGGTGCAGCGTGCGGCCGTCGAACCGCACGCCCTGGTAGACTAGGCGCTTAGTCGTTACGACCTCTTTTTTCGCTGGCGCTCTCTTGGCTGGTTTTTTCTTCGGCTTGGGCATCATCCACCGCTTGGCCTATCGTCGGCGCACGCGTGACACATCATCGCGCCATAGTAACTGTAGACGCGCCCACCCCGGCCACAGGCGCACAACTCAGGTAACGACTGCACCTCAGCTACTTTTGTGACGTAGATAGGAGTTTCGTCGGCAGTGTAAGCCGTGGGCAGTCGGGCATTGTTGCTGGCGACGCCATCAGCGTCAACATGGACCGCTTCGAATTTTTTGAGCCACTGCGTCAGAGCGTTCTTTATGGCGGCGCGGCACTCCTCATGCGCTACCGACTGGCCCTCGTACAGAAGCGTTAATTCAACCGTCAGCTTGGTACGTCGCATCATCGCGCGGCCAGTTGCAGCACCCCCCCGGCGAGCGCAAACCAAAACACCGAGCAAGACGCTAACCAAAACAGCCTCCCCATGCGTTTCATTGGCCGCCCCTGCGCAAGTAAAGGAGGGCGTGGGGGAGCGTGCCGGTGCCAGGGGCTTCGGCGGGGGGGTTCGCTTGAGCCGGTTTCAGGCAGATTTCGTTAATCATTGAGTCGGCAGGATCGACAAGCACCTTCGCCACGACGTCCGCTATCCATTTTTCGTCACTAAATAGCTTTTGCATCCGTGCGTGAACAATGCGGGTGTGCCGCTCGGGTATATCGTCGGGGTGTTGGGTGCCGATTTCGAACAACGTGCGGCGAACTGTCTGGGCGATCTGGGCTATGTGCTCGGCAGCCGTGGGCTGTTTGGGGGCGCTGGGGGTTGAGTCGGTCATGGGTCGGGTCCGTTGGCTTCGAGTCAGACACTACCTTAAGGATTTCTTTACCAACCGTAAAGGAAAACCTACGGAACTGGGTCACAACTAACCAACAATTTTCGTACAAAAACCACGACCCGGCCCTTTTATTTAACGTGGATCGGCGTACTATAAAGTCTCAGTTAGTTAACGACCCAACCAAACGAGGATAACGATAATGACCGACACGCAAATTAAAGAAGCTCTAACCCTGGCGAAAAAAGGCTACAGCGTACTGATGATAGGCGCCATTGTCGGCGCTGACGAGAGTGCCGTCGATGCGCTTCTCGCCCAGCACGGTTTGTTGTAGGCACCCTAACCAAATGAGGATAAAGAAATGAGCAAGCTAAATTTCGCGATCCATTGCGGCGGTAGAGAAGTAACCGAGGTCGAAGTCGATCAAGCGGCGAGGCCCGCAGCGACGCGCAGCTATTGTCCAGTCCCGCACCTGGGCCTAGCCAACCTTATCGAGCGCAGCGCTAAGAGCTTCGGCTTTGCTTTTGGCGAGCAGGCGCACGCGCTCAATCGTGGCGGCAACCAATACTTTGGTATGGCGGAGCTGCGGCACGAAAACGAAAACGATACCTTTGCCCTGGTGGCGGGGTGGCGAAACTCCTACGACAAGTCGTTGGCGGCGAGCTTTGTCGTGGGCTCTCAGGTGTTTGTGTGCGACAACCTAGCGTTCTCAGGAGAGCAGAGCTTTGATCGAAAACATACGGCCAATGTGCTGCGGGACTTGCCGACGTTAGTGCGTGGGGCGGTTTCTCAAACCGAGGCGCTGGCGCAAAAGCAAGAGGCTCGGTATACGCGCTATCAGGCCGCCATTGTGACGAAAGATAGCATCGCTAACGACACCATCATTCGACTTTTGCAGATTGGCGCCATAACTACTCAGCGGGTAGAGCGGGTGGTAAATGAGTACTACGAACCTAGCCACATTGAGCATTTGAACGGCATCGGCAATCGAACAATCTGGACTCTGTTCAACGCCGCAACCGAAGCCATGAAGGGCGTCGGCTTGGCCCAGCTCCCCAAGAGAACAATGGCGCTGCACGGCGCAATGGATGAAGTTGCAAACTCCCTGATAAGCGCGCAGTATCCGCACTAGCCCCGCCGTTCGATACCCTCATTCGGCAGGGCGTTCCTTTCCAGAGCAGACATTTAGGACCCTTCGGGGTCCTTTTTTTGTGCGCGGAAAAACCCGGCGTTGGTGCGCGCTATCTCTGCGCGTGCTGTGAATGCTGACCTGCCATGCACACGCCGGTAGCGGTCGGCGAGCCACCCCGCGTTAGCGGTGTAATCAACTTCCACAATGGTGTTGCCTTTGGCCAACCAGCGCGCCACGTCGGCAGATAGCGTGACGCTCAGTGCCCGCTTCTCTGCGTTCAATCGGCCCAGCGCGTTCTTCGGTAATCTATCGCCGCTAACCACAGACACCATCGCTGCCACAACCCTAGCGGCCGTCGCATAAATAAGACGGCCTTAGAGCCGTCTCGAAAGGTGAGGGAGACGTTCGGTAGCGGACGGTCGTTAAGCCGCGCCTCTAGCGTGTTTATGGCTGCGCGTATTTGCGAATCCGTTAACCCCTCGATTGCGCGCAGTCGGGGGGGTGGTGGGTTGCGTATGCTCATTAGAGGCCTTTTGGCGCATCCGCGCTTGGCCCGCCAGCGCGATTTTCCCGGTCCTGGTCATAGCCAAAATCTTCCGACACCCCCTCGGCGACCCAATCTAGTTGTACTGAGTCTATCCAATGGCCCTCTACCATTTCGTTGCTTTTTTTGCCCGACCTTGGCTTAACACAAAACTGTAGGCACCCGTTGAGGTACTCACAACGCGCGATAGTGATCCCCTTAAACCCCGTTATCACGCAGCGCACTTCTGAACCCAATGGCGTGTTCCATTTAATCATCGTCTTTCCTCTCTTGCTGTATGCGTTGGTAAATTTCTTCTCTGTGGATGGGCGTGGCTTCGGGGGCGGTAATGCCTAAGCGCACTTGGTTGCCCTTCACCCCAAGCACGGTCACAACAATCTCGTCTCCGATCATAACCCGCTCGCCTATTTTCCGAGTAAGGACTAGCACCCGACAGCCCCCCTCAAACTATCCTATTGAGCGCCATTTTAACGTGGCGCTTGAGCAAGGCTGCGTCTGGTTGGTTTTCAAAGGCGTGCTCAATCGGCTTTTTTTCGAGCGACACGATACGTGCGCGATAGCCTTCTAGCGTCGCTGTCTTGGTCATTACGGAAACAGTGAGCCTACCGTCTGCCGGTATAGTGTCGTGAAAACAACTCGGACCCCCAACGCCGTAACTCTCCCCCGCAACTATGCGCCTTTCAGATATCTTCTCTATGTCACACTCGCCGTAATACTCTAGCGGCGAGGATTTGTCGCTGAACGTCGGCCCTTGTTGGTATAGCGTGTGCTCGCAGTCCGTCCCTATTTTTACCGCGTAGCGTACATCTATTAGCGCGCCCAGCAGCACTTGTGATATGAACGTAAAGCGGTGGTCGTGTATGCGCGCATTTTGTACGCGCGTTGCAGGCAGGTCTTGCGACCAAATGTGCAGTCGGGTCAGTTCGTTTAGGTAGACTTGGATAAAGCCGTTGCCGTGAAATCGGGGTTTCAAAATCATGAGGTTGGGTCCTTAGTTGATTTAAGAAAAGCGCCGGAGCAATCGACGCAGCCATGCCAATATCCGCTCTAGTCGTCTACGAACTCTATCGCGCCACCCGTTGGCGTTGCCGGGGGCGTGCCGTCGAAAGGGACGTCTTGCCAAACCTCTGGGCTCAGCGGGTCGCTTAAGCCGCCGCGACCATCGTCTGCAACCACTGCAAAGTCGTAGGTCGAATCGGCTAACCCGGTAATCTCCCACTCGGGACCGTCGGCAACGTCAACAAACGCAACAGCGCCAATGTTGCCCGCATCAACGGCAGCTAGAAAGTCGGGCGTTGCGCTATTGTTGTCGTTGACGTAGACGTGCCACCCCACTATTTCGTCTGTGGGCTCGTCCCACGTTAATCGTCGTTTACGTACTCGGGACATTACTGTATTCCTCCGCCGGTTGGCGCTGCTAGTTTAAAGAGATAGAGCAGACCGTGGTCTGCACTGTTGGTCCAAGGCCCGCAGTCTGGGTTGCAGTTGCGCATACGCAATTGAAACAAGCCCGCGCGTCTCGGGGTGAACTCCCATAGCGTTGTCGATGAGAACGTTGCCCGATCAACCGGGAGCGTCTTACCGTACTCTATTAGTTCAACTTCGGTAGTACCGCTGGGGGGGCCTACCCACTCAAACGACATTGGCTTACCCGTCACCCCAACCGTTAACAGAAGCTCATTAACGCGCTCGCTGTCGGGTTGCGTTGCTGCACCAAATACAAAAGGCGATGCAGGTGGGTCAATCTCTTTGAAGCATATCTCGTTAGACCTAATCGACACATCACCCTCGTTGGTGGTGGCGGTCATAACCAAGCAAACGGTTTCCTCGGGCTCGAAAATGTCTGGGAACTTATAGCGGGTGGCGTTCTCGTTAGTGATATCCACGCTGCTTGGGTGGTCACCAAAGTCATTCCCCCAATGGATCGTTACCAGGTCTAGGCACTCTATTGCATTAGCGATCTGTTCTTGTGTGAGCGCCGAGCACTTAAGCATCGGCTCGCCGTTGGAGAACTGGGTGGGGGGCAGCCAAGTGATTGTTATAAGGAACGCAAGCAGGGGTGTAATCATCTAGGTTTATCCTTCTCTGTGCATGGCTCGCTGGCCTCTGGCAGTCTGGCTGTTACCTCGGCGAGTTTACGAATTGATTGGGTCGCGGCTTGAAGCGATCTAGCGCAGGCTACCATCGCATCGGCGAACTCGTCTATGGTTGACTCAGATGAAACACTGACCACGGGATGCTCTATTGTCTTGCGCAGGAACGCCGGAACGTCGTGCTGGTCTATACCCACCTCGCCATCCTTCACTACGTTACCTTACCCCGTATAGATTTCTCGTTTTGTATATCCCACTGCTGGCCCCATTCGCCAGAGCTTCGAGCGTTCCAAATCTTGCGGTCGCGCAATGCCCACAACCGTAGCGGACCTTTTTTAGTGCGGGCTATCCGTTGCCGAAACCCGGCTTTTTTGAGCCCGCGCCCCAAGGCGTTACCGCTTGTACCCCTACGGCCAATTGGGTCGTAGATTGCAAGCGCTTCGCTGGGCTTGAACATAACCTTCGCTGAGATAGCGCCCCCCAGACTCAGGGCAAGCTCCGGGTTAGTTTTCAGGTCCTCGCACCAGGCATCTATATCGCTAAAGCTGGTTTGTACCATATCCGCGTGGGCGGCGCTCGCTGGGGGGTTGGCGGTTGGGCTGAACCCATCGCAGTTGACCTTGTGCTGTAGGTGGTACATCAAATGCCGCGCACCTATACGGCCCCCAACCGGCCCCCGCCATGCCCGTAGCTTTGCATAGAACAATCGTGTGAGCGGAGCCTCCGGCACCTGGCACACGGCATAACGCCGGTCGCCGCGCTCTATGTAGATAGCGTCAAAGTGGTTAGACGTAAAGAGGTAGTTAACGGTATCTCTTAAGCGGTATTTAGTTTCGAATTTTTTGTTTACTGTTATCGACTGGCGCGTGATTAGACCCTTAAGCTTGTCTGCGTGTTTACGCGCATCCCGCCCGGTTGCCACAACTTCATCAGCAAGGCAGAACTGCCTACGCGCGAACGCATCATTAAACTTGTCCTCTAAATCGTCTTGCGTTAAAAGGGAAAAATTCTCACCGTAGATGTCGCCGATGATCTCCCCTAGAAAAGTTTTACCCGTGCCTTGGGTTGGGCCATGCATTACAACGGCGCTGTACAGCTTCGCGCCGGGGTTCTGAATTGGGTAGGCGAGCCACTGCCAAAACCATTTTTTAAGCGTTGAGTCGCCAGCCAACAAATAATCGACCAACTTAACGAACGGCCGCAAATCCCCCTTTTTTGAATCTACCCCCCACCCTGGCCAAACGTTGTACGCGCCTTTCTCTGTTATCTCAGGCTCCGCAGGTTCATATGTGATGTCGGTGTGCGTCCGTCGCTGCGACCACTCGCGCCAGGCTTTAAACGCGTTAACCGTTTTGGTTTTGCCTGGGTTGGCCTCGGTGGGGCATGGCTCGTTATAGAAGCGATTTGCAAATGCGCCGTTCTCTAAAAACACGGCGTTTTTTACTAACGCGGCTTGTCTGAAGTGGTAGTAACTGCCATGGCCTTCTATGTAGGCGACCTCGCTCTGTAGCGCCCAAAGTTCTGCACTACCCTCATACTCGTTGTCTAAAGCTGCGGCTAGCAGGGCTTCGAGTGCTGCGCTGCGTTCGCGTGCGGCAAATGCTGCGAGGTAATCATCGAGCCCGGTTTTCCCCCAGTCATTGACTTCTGGTATGTCACATATGTACACGTGCGCATCACGCTCTAAATAGCGTTTGGCTAGAGTGTTTTGCTCGCGGATGATGTCTGGGTTGTCCTGCTTGTCGCTATCAAAGGCGATGATAACGGCGCGTCCGCTAAGCTTAAAAGCATCAAGCTCTGGTAGAAGGTCGAAGCCGCGTTTGCGTGCCTGGTACATTGCAACACCCCCCAGACCAATAACGTTACCTCCCGCAAAGCACCCGGCGGCGGCTTTTTTCTCCCCCTCGGTAATAACGATTGTTTGCTCCGCGTCTTTTTCTACGGCCCTCCAGTTTATAACCGGGGGGAAGTATGCGTGTGGGGGTGTGTCGGCGGGTCCGCTGTAGCGGGGTGCCTTTGTCAAGACCTCACCAAAAGCGCCTTGTGCAGCTTCGAGATAACGCACACGGTAATACTTAGTGGGTTTGCCGTTGGTGTTGAAGTAGGGGATTTTATAGCTGGCTGCGGGTAGGTGGCTAAGGTTGGTAGTTTGTTGTTTGGTTAGAACGCTAATCTTGAGCTGTTTTATTTGCGCCGGGGTAATGCCAGAGCGTGAGAAGTCTTTTTGCATTCTTGCTTGCGTCATGGGGTTGGGCCTTATGCTGTGCTGATTAGTGCTCTGGTTTTTGTGTCACCTCTTTCTCAAGCGACGCGGCAGCAGCCAGCATTTCAGTCACCATGCTTTTGATGGGTAGCTCGAAGCTCTGCGCTTGATCGCGCGACCAGATATAGAGGATGGCTTCGACGAAAGCTCCATAGGCAAGCTCTGGCTGAAAGGCGCCCTCTATCGTCCGAGTGACGCCTTTATCGACGCCTAGGCCCACAAGGACCACCCCCTCGACGCGCTCTCTGTTTTCGAGCAGTGTGCGGTTCTCTATTTGGTAGGCGGCGGTAAGCAAAGCGGCGGCAGGCCCGGAGATTGTGTTGTCTTGCGTGCGGTCTATAAGATCGGCGATGGCTTTTAGCGCCTCCGCCTTACCCTCATTGTCGAGCATTGTCAAATCCTTTGTTTGGTTTTTTTAGGGGGCGAGAAGCACCATATCGGTAAAAACTGTCAGCGTAAAGCGAGGTAAAACTGGGCCTGTTTTTGGGTCCAAATAACGATTAACGTTATTTTGAAAAACCGAGTTAACGATTATTGCCCAAGGTGGGGGTTTTGGCCTCCAATTTTTCTCAAAATCGGGCCGTTTTGGTTTGGTCGTTTTGGGGTGTTTTGGGCTGTTTTGGGGATTAACGTTTCAATATCTAGCTTTGACGTTAAAAAATACCAGAAAAAATACTGGCTTTTTGGGGTGTCAATAGGGCGATAGCGAATTTACGCTCGAAACGCTATTTTCGCGTTTCTCTGTTCCACCCATTATATATAAGTACTCTATTACTACTATACCCCCCTTTATATATTACTAATTAGGGTATAAAGCGATACATGTGTTACAGACTGCGCCGCACGGTGCGTTACGATTTTTCGATTTCGAAACAAAGCGAAACACGTGAAACAGCTTAGTTTTTCTTGGCTTTTGGGCTCGACTTGCCCACAATCCGGTTCCCGAACGCAGGACTTCGGGCTTTCGAAAATTGGCATCGACGATAATTTCAGTTTCAGCGGGCCGCGCTGGTGGCCTAAGCCGCACCGCAGTTCGAGGTGTCGGTTCGCAACTTCGGGGCGATGGGCTCGAAGGGATTAACGATCAGCTCAAGGCGATTCAGGACTCGCTAAATTCGATCCAGATAAAAACCGATTTCCCGGCGTTACAACGTGAACTTTTGCGGAGCTGGGGCGATACGACCAAAGGCCAATCTGAGATCGCCAAGTCTGCAACGCGAGGCATGAACAGCGCCGCACGACCGGCCAAGACTGTCGCAAAACGCTTGATTTCAGCAAAGCGAAATCTGCCCCCTAATCGCGTTGGGCGGAACCTAAAGATCATATACGCTGTCGCTAATCGCCCTAGTGTGGAGATTAGAGCGAGCGGTCAGATGCTCCCCTTGACTCAGCTCAAGGGTGGGCGAGCCAACCCTAAACAAACAGCACTAGGCGTTAAAGTCACAGCTACACGCGGTAAGCGCACGCTTATTAAAGGGGCGTTTATCGCTAAGGGTAGAGGCGCACAAGGTGCCCAGGTGTTTCAACGGGACTCTATTGGTGCTGGGCCAAAGCGGGTGGGTAGGTTACCGATAACGGCACTTCGAACACCAAGCATAGCGCATACGTTAGTGCTGCCAGAGATCAGCGAGCCTACTATTGACCGCTTTGATTTAGCGTGGCTTAACGCCTACGAGAAACAGTTGATAGCTGCTATTCGTAGAAGTAATGTACGAATTAAAGGTTAGGCGTTATGGTAAGGTACTGTGACGTTAACTCATTAACGTTAGCCCCCACCCTCAATGGTGTAGTGGCTGCCCCCCACCCCCACGTAACGTTACGTAAAAAAATAACGTTGCCCCGTGGTCCAGGTGCAGGGGGGGCCCTAACAAATATTTCACTAGAAAAAAAGCGGGTCCTTTCCCGGCAAAAAGCTGCGCGGGTCGCTAGCC